TCAAAACCCATTCTAGGTAATGTAGTCGCAAAGGCTCTGTCATCTAAATTAGATTGTTCATCTAGTCTAACTAAAAACTTTTCTTTTGGTGCATATGCCAATGGCACACGCAATCTTTTAGTGATGGCGCCTGTAGAAGATGTATTTTGTATGATGATGTTATTAAAAATCTGACCAAAAGCAATAGTCAATCTTCTTAATGTCTCGTTATAGAAATGATTACCAAACATTATAATACCTTGCCTTTATTAGGACCGTTTTTAATAGTATACTTCTGTGTGCCATTAGCACCAGTTTCTACTTCTTTTTTTAGAGTCTTAGTTAAAACCATTTCTTGCTTTTTTCTATTCAACTCTTTTAAGTGTTCATTTATTTGTAAGTGTCTATCTCTACTCATCTACTTCTCCAAACGGATTTCTTTCAGTGAAATCCAATATATCATCTAACGTAGAAACTGTATCATAACCTGCCTCTGTATTTAAATCTAAATTACTAGCGTAAGTTGATTGTGTTGCTAAGTTAGCTGTTTCTGAATATGTTTCCATCATCAACAATGCTTTTTGGCCTGTTGAGTAGTTATGGTAATTTTCCATCTCTATTGAACCAAGACCTGTTAATACTGTCTGTCCAATTTCAAGTGAAGTCTTGTGTAATAAAGTATCTAAACTGTGGTCGTCAGCATGTTGGTCAAGTATTTCATTACCAGTTTCAATTTTCTCACTAGAGTATTCCCAACGTGTAACTCTTAGTTTGTAAACAGGTAAAGAACCTAATTGAAAAAATGGTTCCTGGTCTTCTACGAATAGTATTTCAAAGTATGAAGACATCAAAGGAACATATAAAATATCTCCTTCGTTTGGTCTACCAGAGGCAATAAGATTAGCTGAGTTTGCAACTTGCATATCAAATGCTCTTTTAGTAACGACCAATGTAGTGTCGTCTCTAACTTCTAAACCAAATTTGTTAATGATTTCTTGTTCGCCTGCAAAACCTTCATTGGTTTCAAAGTACATTTCGGTTAGGTAAGAGTCATCAAATCTACTTGAAGTATCTTCACCAAATATTAAATCTCTATTAACCAAGGTTCTCGGAAGATAGTAAATATCTTGACCAAAAATCTTAATTGATTCGTAGATTAAATCTTCTTGTAATCGCTTCTCAGCTTGATTACCGATTCCTCTACCACCTTGAAAATAGTGATTTACTGTCATTTGTTATCCTATCAAAAACGCTGGATTTAATTCAAATGTACTTCGGATTTCTTCTTCTAATTTTTGAACATCTGTTAACGCTTCTGAATATATCTGTTGGCCGTTAAGTGAGACACCACCAATCATAGCAATGCCATTAAATTTAGATAAGTTTTGTCCCCATTGTTTCTTAAATAGAGCAGTAACATATCTCTTTAAATAAATGTCGTTAAACACGTCTGTGTAAACTGTAGGATCCATTTTTCTGTAGCATTCAATAACTAGATATTCACCAACTCTTAAATCATTCTTCCAGTCCATATCAATGTATAGTCTGTTGTCGTGTTGGTTGTATCTTAATGGCTTTTCACCAACTAGAATGTGGTCTAAGAAGTCAAGTTGTCTCATCACCATGTCATAATTTACAACACTAGTTGAAGAGAAGTCATAAAGGTCATTCAATCTCAATTGATATCTTACATCAAATAAGTTTAACGAACCTTTAGATGAAAAAGGAAATATGTTAACCACTGATATAACAGACTCGGGAACAATGATATAACCTTGTCCTTCTTCCCACGCTGTGGTTACTGAATTCTTTGTAACAGATTCAGAAGAGTTTGCTGTAACTCTGTCTTTATCTGCTTGTGTATATTGATACTTTAGGTAACTTCTACGAATACCGTCATAGTGGAACTGTGACCAATACTGTAACGCCTCATCAATTCTATCTTCTAATTGATTGTCGTCAGCATTAATCTCAATAACTGGTTTACCTAATGCTCTTAAAGCATACTGTTTTAGTTGTTCTCTACTTGCTGGTTCTGCCATAACTTTAGTCCCTTTTGGTATATTTATAAGAACAGGAATACACTAAAACAGTATGTCTCAATTAAAATTTATATTTAAAACTTGCTAATACCTGTTGTGTATCAGTGTAATCTGCACCAGTAAACACTGATTTACCACCTTTATCATGTAAGTATAAGCCTGCCTCAACTACCTTGTTGTCATAAACAGCACCATAATAGTTACCTGTATAACCTAGGTCATCATTCTCTGTTCTGTGTGCTGTTAGATATGTATTATCTGTAGTATTCCACATCACGCCGTAATCAATTCTGTCATCACTGGCAAGACCTGTGTCTTTATCGTCCCAAATTTCAGCACCCCATTGTACAGGAATACTCCATCTTTGTAACGAACCACCGATTGCCCAACCTTCTTGTTTTTTAGATGTTGAGTAACTTCTTGCGTCTGTTGGAGTATCAATAACCATATAAGATAAGTCAGCTAATCCCATTAAACTAACTGTACCGTTATAATAGTAAGTGTCTTGGTCATTATCAAAACCGACTACAACTCCCCATGGTTTATCCTTTTTAAGTTTGTAAGAATTCATTTTAAATTCATCATTCCATTCAAACCCGCCGACTGCAATAACAGTCTTAGAATTGTGGTCTACTCTATTATTAGGTTGTGTGATAATAATTGGTGCGCCAATTTTAGAAGTCTTAGCAAATCCTAATCTTTGTGCGTCTGTCTCACCCATAAACAATCTAAAATTTTCATTACCTAAACTCATTTGTTTTTCAACAAGAGTATCATTTTTTGTTGTGTCTAAAGAATAGTGAGTATCATATTTACCACTAGCCCCTACATGCGTAATGTACTTATTATCTATATCTGTTTTGATACCTAACTGAACCTCTGCTCGGCTATCCCAGCCTGAATCATAAGTCTTGTCATCATAAAATTGTTCGAATTCTCCATTTAGATATAATCCATCTGGCATATTCATTGACTTGCTTTCAAGTGCTGTAAGTCTATCGTCTACCGATTTAACTGTACTATCTGCAAATACAACTGTTGTTGTTAACATTAAAGCTAATGTTGTTGTTACTATTTTAAACATATATTTCTCCTATTACGTCTATTTATATTTTAGGAAACAAGTTGTCTGTGCAAAAGGTCTTTACATCTTCTTCTGGTAATCCTAGCGATAACATCACCCTCGGTGTATGAGGATTTTGTTGTTGGTGTTCACAATAATAATTCTGTGCCTTGATTATAGCTTCTTCGGTACCTTTATTATTGTAGTTACTAATCATATCTAAGTAATCTTTGAGTTGCCTTTCAACGAGTCCACAGATAGTATTAATTTCTTCTTCTGTTGTAATATTTCCAGCGGCCATCATGCCTGGTGAAAATATCTTCAACGCCCAATCTGGCAACTCTCGTTGCTTAGTGGGTTTAAATGGTGTAATCATCTCAATGAATTTCTGAGTCATGGCATGGTCTTTAACCAACATAGGCGACCAATCGTAAAATGCACCTGTAACTTTATTCTTACCTGCAATTACGTCCCATCCAAAAATAGGACCATCATTATGTTTCTCTGGAAAGATACAGACATGCATCATCCAAAGACCCTTTGTATCTCTTACATCAACAATATCAACGTGAGCTCTACGTACACTGGAGTTATGCCATGTGCGATTAACCCAGCCTAATTCTTTATTGTTAAATCTTTCCATTCCCTCTTCATTGTATTCTTCACAATGAAAATTTAATGTCTTAATCAGTTTTTCGCTGTTGAGTAATAATCTTTCCCAAATCATGCATTTCTCCAAATAGTCTTGTTGCAAATATAAAACAGTTCTGTGTTTCTGTACGTACATCTTCTTCGTACAGACTTAAATAAGAATGTATTACTTCTCTAACAATAGGTTTATAAGTTTTGTGGGCTACGTCTTTAAAGGTGTAAAATCTATTAGGACCAGGCGTCTTCTTTCTAATCATCTGACCACCAGATAAATCTCCTAAATGCCTTACATATATATGTGAATAAAGTTTGTGAGCCTCTTCTTTAATATTTTGTATATGTCTTACATAGTCTTTTGTACTTTGTGTTATAATAGGTTTTTCTTCATCTTTCCATAGTGCTTTGTAATCATAGACTAGATGTTCTGTTCTTTCTATACCAGGCGTATGTCTAAACAAAGAGTTTTCTTGTGCAAATTTTTCCAATTCAGCATAACATTGTGCTTGATTATATAAGTAAGTTGCATAGACTCTTTCGTCAATTACACCACTCATTAATACCTTTACAAACTCTTTTCTTTCAGCAGCCTTATGCCACTCATGTGTTAAGTCTTTTATATCCATAATAATACTCCTGATGTTGCGATTAATAATACTGCCCAACCCGATAATATCTTAACATAGGTGGATAGTTTTGTTCCAAAATACATCTTTCCAATTGCAACGCACTTGTGCATAGGCGATAAAACATAACCTGCAAAGTCAACAGCAAAGAACCATGGTAAATATTCTATACCATATATTGAGGCAAGCAATACTGTGATTGCACCAAATCTACTTGATGAACCTAATGCAAACGCACCAATAAAGGATAGTCCACTGATTGCCATAAATCCAAATGTCGTTGTTATATCTAAACCTGTCGTTCCTAAGAACGTTGTGATTTCGTTTGTATGTTCTCTTACTATGTTTGATAAGAAAATAATACCTGCAACCCAAGCTACAATAGTCCAATCAACATAACGTAATAATTTTTTAATGTCAAATGTTCGTGTAACAATCATATAGTATATCGTCAACGAACCAAATGCAAACAAGAAGTTTACACCAGAGATAACAGCTGTAAGACCTAGTATGTAAGGAAAAACATATCTTGTTATTCTACTAATCTTAATTTCGTCTTCTCCTCGTTTTAATTTTATATCTGTATCTTTAACAAAGAATATAAGATAACTTAGAGTATAGACAAAGGTCATTGCTAACAATGGCCAAATAATTCCTATAAATGCACCATACGATAAACCAAATGCAGCCATAGGTAAGATAACAGTTTTTTCTAAAGGTGACCAAAAATAATAATGATGTGTTGCCATAAAATCAATTGGACCAAACTTACTTCTACTTTCTGGTTTCTTAGGTGCCATTGTATCTAACAGTCCGGCAGATACAGTTACACGACCTTTAATAGGTAATATTCCTGTTAATGCACTAAACAAGGCTACGATAGCTCTGTTACTTTTCATACTTCTTTTTAGAAATGAAAATACATCACTAAATAAATTGTTGTCTTTAATCATACCAGCAATCATCATAACAAATACAATTAAGAATAGATATATTTGACCTGAAAATATTAAATCTATCATATTGTTAACTCCGTTAAATCGTTGTAATCACCAAACTTACCTTTAATAAATGTGTTAAATGATATAGTATGTCTATCACTNTTACCTCTATTGGTATCNACNTCATGTGTTAANGAAGANGGAAACAATACCAATCTTCCAGGTTCATTTCTAATACCTACTTTATTTGCCGTGAATTGATTGCCTTTATTTTTATCGTAAAAAGTAAAGTTTGCAAACGCACCATTATTATAAAAGAATGTAGGTACATCTGGTCCGTCAACATATAATACTGCTGAAAAAATACTGTTAGGGTGCATGTGTGAATGGTGTGATTCGTTAGGTTTACTTTTATTGTACCATGAATTTGTTATATAAAACTCTACACTTTTTTCTTTACCTAATTGTTCTGCAAAGTCATTGACATTTGCTAGACACCAGTTTCTTAAATCTGATAGTATAGGATTATTAAAAATATTTTTATCTTTAGTTACAGTATTACCTCTGTTTTCCATTAACTCTAAACTACTCAAACAATCTAATTGTTCTTTAGTAAACTCATAACAAGTATCAGATTTGTATATGGGTGTGGCAAATATTGGTTCAATCATTGAAAATACTTCTCATATACTTCTTTCACTTTGTTTCTAACTGGACTAAAAGAAAAACTATTAAAGTATCTTCTTTTTTTCATCCACATAATTTCTTTTTCAGTTGCGTCTCTACATGTCATTTCAAAATTCTCTTCCGATATAGGTAACATGTACATAAGTGGAGTGCCTGCCTTAATCAAAGTCTCTCCTTCTTCTACATTCCAATTCAACTGTATATTTATCTCACTGGATTCTGCTGGGTCTAGGATGCCGGTGGTACTTTCATACTCAAACGAATCAGGATAAGGCACAGGCATACATAAAAACTTAACACCTTTTGGTGCTATCACATGATAAGGCGTACTAATCTTTACGATATTATCAATCGTGCCTTTTCTTTTGGGAATAAATTTTGTTATGTTATCTGAGTGTGTGTCTACTATATTTTGTTCAGAGTTTTGCATTAAATCGGCATCAGCAACTCTCCAATTAAATCCTTTTTCATTTTTCTTTGTACTAACAACGACATCATACCACGCTGATACTATGTAACCTGTTTTAAATAAACTAAAGATACCTGGACATTGCATAATGTGAGTAGTCTTTTTAGTCTTATCTAAATTCTTTTTATAATCCACCATTGCCAATGGTATCCACTTTGGTGTATAATCAGAGGTGTTCCTTACCATGAATAGGTCAGCTACCCCAGGTAATGTACTTACAAATTCAATCTTTCTCATTGTTGGTTTATAACAAAAACACCTACTCCATTCCAGTAATCGTCTTTGTCTTCTCCTTTCGTCATAATCTCTTCTTTAAATAATACTTTCATACCGTTATCATTAATGGAACGTTCAGTCATAGCCTTAACATGTGGCCAATTCCAATCGTCCATTAACAATATAAAAGTATCGTCAATAGCGTCTCTATAGTGTCCTAAGAATTTATAATGTGCCTCTGGTGTATGGTCACAATCATAGAACACTATATTAGCTTTCGTCCTAATATCTCTAGGTTGTACTTTGAATAAGTCTTTGTCAATTATCTGTACTCTTTTATCTTGTACTTGACTACGAATATTCTCTAAAAATATTGTTTTATCCTTACCTCTCTCAACGTCAATCTTTACTTTCTCATCTGCTGGTACATTTTGTGTGTCTGACCAGTTGTCTACAGCAGTTGCGATAATATTATTTCTTTCTAATGCACTTGTAAATATAGCACCTTGAAATACACCAACTTCTAAGTAACTAGGGTCAGGAGTATTTCTACAAATATTGTTAACTAGGTGTTTAACTTTATCAGAAGTAAGGCCACCTATTGCCTTTGTAGTATCAGTTATCCCACTAAAACCTCTACCACTATTTTGTATAGCTTCTTTTACTACTTTAATATATTCTACACTATTATTCTTTTCTACTATCTTATCACAGACATTACAATCCCAACAATTAAACTGACAATTCTTAATAGTCTCTCGCCATACTTTAATTCTTTTGTCGGCAAATTTCTGTTTATTAATAAACTCTTCAAATTCAGGAAATAGAATTTCTTTTCCTTCTCTAAATCTATCAATGATAGTCATACTCTC